GGGTTTCCAACTAAAATCCTAGCAGCGCCGGTGGTTTTAGTAAGAGGTAAGAAAGTACTAGATCCGCTAGGATAGTAAGTAACTAGCGAACCACCAGTAATGTTTGATGATGACAATGCTACCGAAAACCCGCATACAGCATAACTTGTATCTGGCAATGCAGTTGTAAAGTTTACTGTGTAATCGCCAGTTCCATTATCAGTAATGCTTGACACATTTCCTTGTGCGTTAATAGAAACAGTACTGATGCCATTAAAGTTTACCCAAGCCCTAGCCGCATAGATAGGAGCAGAACCTGATTGAGCACCGTCTAACTTAGCAGCAGTAATAGTAGCATTAACTAACTGTGAAGCATTGATAGACTTGTTAGTCAGTGTCTGTGAGTCGCTTGTACCAACTACAGCACCGCTAGGAATTGCTTTCTGTCCTGCCGATCCATCGATATTGCCGCTAGAGTTAGACAACACAAAAGAAGAAGCGGCGATGCCAGATAACGTGTTATCGTCAACGCTGATAGTTTTATTTGTTAAAGTAGCAGAGGCTGTTCTTTCGGCAACTATAGCAGTGTTAGTACTTGAAGAAATAGCAGTGGTTACAAACGCAGTAGTTGCAATCTGCGTAGTATTAGTGCCTGATGAGGCTGTTGGCGCTAATGGAGTGCCGGTAAGGGTAGGGCTGTTACTGTCGGCCTTAGACGAGATAGCAGAGGCAATAGCAGTAAATTCTGTATCAATCTCAGTGCCCTTAACAACCTTGGCTGGATCGCCAGTGCTAAGGCCGTCTTTAATTGCAAAGTTAGTTGCTTTTGTGTATTGTGACACCTTATTCTCCTTGTTTCAAATACGATAATAACAAATCTAATTCTTTAATAGTAGCAAACCCTTTAATTCGATTTGCTTTCCAAGATATAATTTGAATATTATCTTTTGTATACCCCTTTGAAGAATCAATTCTATCTATACTAGGGCTGTGGTCTCTAAATCCTGCTGTTCCAAAGTTTAATTTAAATCCAAAAACAGGGCAGTTTCCATCAACAGGATAAAATTCTTTTAAGTCTTCTATAGTAATTCTGTGTTCTAAATTTTTCTTAGTCGCTCTTTGTTTAGAAGCGTTTAACAACATTTGAAGTCTATAATCAAAACTTTCTCTTTTTTTCTTTTGATATTCCCTGCTATAAGATAGTACTTTCTCTGGAGACTTTCTTCGTTTTACTGTCTGTATTTTTTTGTCGCATTCTTTACAATGCGCCGATAACTTATCTAAATTGGCAATATTTTTAGAAAACAAACTAAATGGTAAATATTCTTTGCACTTATTACAGCATTTCACAGATGACGACACTACTGCTAAATTACTCATACTGTTTTTCCTTGTGCGACATAAACATCGATTTTCTGGATAGAAAGAGGACCACCATCTATTGTTGCTTCTAAAGCAAGTTGTAGCACTGTACCGCTTCCAGTAGCGTTAACCTGAAACTGGTCTAAAACAACACCAGTTGAATATTTTGCTATGTTGTATTCTGCAATATTATACTCAGAAACTGACCCGGTGTCAAGTATTTTTGTTGTACTTTGATAAGTTTCTTCGTAGTCAAACCCCCATTTAATGGCTACGGAGTCTCCAGAACCGCCAATAACCACAAATCCTATCTTTTTAAGGAGTTTTAAGGCTGTTGGGCTGCCAAAGTCAAAGTAATTTGTATAGTACTGTAGACGATAAGTGGCAGTATCGTCCAAATATCCAGAATACTTACCAATGTACCCCGGCCTCCCTACCAAGAGTTCCTTAGAACTATTGACACAGAAGGCTTTTGGTTCCATAGAGTCCCAGATCGTTACCCTTGATGCCCCATCCTGAAGGGCGCCTCTGGTGTCAAAGCAGTAGACTGCCTTGGTAGCCGGTAGGGACAGTAGATAGAAGGCATCTCTTTCGTAGTAGATAGCTTTAATATTAGAGGCTGTCTCTGACCCAACAGAAACCATGAGTTCATCACGGACATTCTTGGACATATCCCGCATAGGTAGGGACTTTTCCTGAATAACCCGTTGGAGGCTACGAACACCACCGTCAGACAGAAACACAATATCAGTGCCTGTGTTTTGTACAGAATCCCTAGCAATACAACCCACGTTAGGGATGAAGTCTTCCAAGGCTAAGGAAGTAACATCTATAGGGTTTCTATAGATAGCAATGTTATTCCTACCAAATATGATTAGAAAGCCGTTGTGAGCCGCTAAAGCAATAATCTGGTCATTGTTTGGGAACACAGCGTTAATCGATAAAGCTCCTGAGTCGCCACCATCAAAGTCTGATCCGTCTAATAATCTACTAAAATATACAGTCTGTCTATCGCCTACAATGTCTGCCATCCAAATCCTGCCGTAGGCAGCTAAAACACAGTTAGGCTTAAAGTCTGAAGTAGAATATCCAGTAGGCAATGAACCTGCATCTCCTAACCGTACAAATCCAAATGTACCGCTGTTATGTGCGTGTGAACTACCACCTGAAGTAGGCAACTCATGGTATATCAAAGCAGGGTGTCCAGCCTGCACTAGATAAGCGTGAGACTTAGCACCAGAGCCGTCACCATAAGGCAGAGCAGCCCCTTGCCAGTTGTTATCGGTAATAGTATAAGATACATCCCCGCTATTGTTAGCGGTTCTGATTGTCTTAGTAGTTAATGTGGTAGTACCAGTAAACAACCTGTTGTTACCAGCACTAATAAGATGATTACCACCCGCATCCGTCATCTCAAACATAAACGATATTGGGTTAGAAGAACCAAGGTCTGTATTGACAGTAGAGTTTACCCTAGTCCAGCCACGCCTTGCACCAATACGACCATACTTATCAATAACACAATTCTGTGCCTTCAGAGCATATCCAGAAGACAACTGAATACTGCTTTCTTGGCTGTTTAAGCCTAGAAAGCCTGGAGCAGCAATAGTAGCAGTTTGTAGGTTTTTCATTAATAGGAAGTCCAGATAAGGTCTTCTTCTTGTCTGCCATCGGCAATGGCAATGTGGTCAGCTAATGATTGACGATATAATTGGTAGGCCTCGTTGCTGTTTACCCCACTGTCTTCTCCACGCTCATTTAAAGCCTTGGAATAAGCTAGGAAGATTACAGGCTCTGACGGCACTTTAAGCTGGTCCGCAGATGCAGATAACTCTGCTTGTGGCTTAACAACTTCAAAGTTTATTGTGTAGACACCGTCAGGAACAGGGTAAAGGTCTACCTTGGTATCTCCGTTGCTGTCAACACCGTTAAAACTATAGTACTCTGGAGAGCCAGATACTAGAGGCTGATTAAAGATCAGATCAGCCATCTCTGTTCTAGTCTTATAGCCTAAGAACCAGTCATCACCGCTGTTTAGGACATACAAGACACGGAACCGTTGTTCGCAGTCTGTCAAAGAATAACTGTAAACTGATGAGGATGTTGTAACTGCCTGTGTTGTCCTCAAAGCATTCCAGTTAAAAGAATCCTCTACTTGCCGTTTAGCATCATTAACAAACTTACCAATTAACTTGGAATAAGCGTTATCTGTAACAGCAGTAACCTCTGGCTCACGCAAGCGAACCATTACATCATTTACAAGTTGTAAGTAAGTTTTGTTAGCCATTTTTTTATACTTCCAATAGAGTTAAAACCGCTACTCAGTTGCAGTCCCATTTCTTTAGTGCTAGAGCCTTCCTTGTTGGTCTGCCTTTGGAGTCCTGCATAGGCCCAGGAACACCACTCATACGGGCACAGAAAGACTTCCTACGAGCAGCCTTCTTAGGAGACTTTGCAGCTTCTTTAGCAGACACGGGAGGCTTCAGGTTAGCGCCTTCCTTGTTCTTAAAGTATGCCCTGCCTTTGGCGTTTAAGCCACCTTCTGGGTTCTGATATACTTTTTTGACCATTATTTCTTCGCAGTCTTCTTAGCTTGTTTGAATGCCTTAGCAGTAGGTGCGCCTTTGGAACCAACTTTACGCATCTTCTCACCTGATCCCTCGGCTATCCGTTTACGTTTGGCATGGATATTGGCATAGAGTCCAGGTTTCATTTCTTAGCCTTTTGTTTTGCTTTCTTAGCAATAGATAAACTTATTGCAATTGCCTGCTTCTGTGGTTTACCAGCCTTCATCTCTTTACGAATGTTCGCAGAGACGGTCTTTTGTGAGTAGCCCTTTTTGAGTGGCATTATTTCATCCTCTTTGCTTTTTTCTCTTTTGCTTCCATAGCCTTGGTCTCTGAGCCTTCGTGCATCTTCATGCCCTTAGCAGATTTGTAGCCTTCTTTCTTGGCATATGATTCGGCAGCTTTTTTACCTTTAGAGGTATATGGGAACTTCTTCTTTCCGACCATTGGCATACTATTCTCCTTAGAATTGGAATTGAACTGCTGTTTCAGGGATAAACTCGACTGTTGCTATGTAGGTTACTGTATTGGTGCTAGAGTTCTGCACACGAATCTCATCACCAGCCTGTAATACTACCTCTGTGTTACCGTCTAATATAATAAAATCACCAGCGCCTAAGTTCTTACCGCCAACAATGAAGTATTCAGTGTTGGTAGAAGAGTCATACCAGTAGACCTTTGGAGTATCGTTACCAGTAAGACTAATAATGTACATTAACTGCCAAAGACCAGTATTCTTAGCAGGAACCGTAAGAATAGTTTCCTTGGTAGTAGTAGTCTTAGTTGTAACTGCGGAGACTTTTCTGCTCATCTTAACCTACTTTAAGAACTAAACTAAGTAATAGAATTACAATGAAACCAGTAGTCCCAAGCAGGATCTGTTCTAATCTCTTTAGCCTAGCGTTGATGCCTGCGTAGCGTTCAGCGCAGACTGCTTCGTGGGTGTCAAGTTGGCCTTTAACTTGGTCTATTGATGACATTACTTAGCCTCCAAGTCTGGGTCTTCTTTCTTAGGCAACTGTTCTTCTGCCTGCTGCTTAATCTTAACCACCAAAGGCCATGCCCCAGATGATGTGGGTAAAGCACCCAAGGTTTGCAAGATTCCGTTTACTTCTTCTACGGTAAGTTCAAGTTTGATGTTCATCGGATAAACCATTCCTCTACGTTTGCAGATACGTCACGCATTTTGACCCAACGGTCATTTGTGGGCTGTCCTTTAAGAACCTTGACCTGACCGACCAGACCGATGATGTTCCACTCTGGGCGCTGCTCACGCGGCGTGTACTCTGAA